CATCTATAGGTGCTGTATTTTGTTTTGATACCAAAGCATATTTGCCTGATGGTGCGGCAAGAGCAACGACTTGGGACTCTATAACACCAACGGCTTTTTTATCTAGGCGTGATGGTAGTTTGTACATTGGCAAGAATGGATATATTGGCTTGTATAGCGGTTATCAAGACTACCAATCTGCTTATCGTATGTTGTATTACACGAACCATGCAGACCTTGGTAATCAGAACCAAACTTCTATTTTGAAGAAGCTGTCTATTGTGGTTATTGGCGGCACAAACCAGACTGTTACCTTTAAATGGGGATTTGACTTTAAGACAAATTACTTGTCTGCTGATGATTTAATTCCAACGCAAGGCGAGTCATATTATGGTATTGCTGAGTATGGCGCTAATGCCACTGTAGTTGCTCAATACTCTGATGGTGTTGCATTGCAAACCTTAACTGTTTCGGCATCAGGAAGTGGTAAAGTTGTCCAAACAGGATATGAAACAGACATAAATGGGTCTGCTTTATCTATTCAAAAGATTGAAATTCAAGCCAAAAATGGCAAAGTAAGTTAAAGGAAGCATAATGTCCAATTACACAAAATCAACCAACTTTGCCACTAAAGATGCCTTGTCTTCTGGTAATGCTTTAAAGATTGTTAAAGGTACTGAGATTGATACTGAGTTCAATAATATTCAGACTGCAATAGCCACTAAGTCAGACTCTGCTAGTGGAACTCATACTGGTACGACAACCATTGCAAATGCAGTCATAGCAACTGCCACAATTTCAGCGGGAACCATTACTGGAATAACAGACATTGCTATTGCTGATGGTGGAACTGGTGCATCTACTGCCGCCAATGCTCGTACTAATCTTGGGTTGGTTATTGGGACAAATGTCCAGGCTTGGGATGCTGACCTAGATACTTGGGCTGGAAAAACTGCTCCATCTGGCACTGTAGTTGGCACAACTGACACACAGACACTGACAAACAAGACGCTGACAAGTCCTAGCATTGGTGGTACACCAGTTATGGGTGCAAGCGTGATTAGTTCTGCCTCTGCTCAAGTATCTAGCAGTGGAACAAGCATTGATTTCACTGGTATTCCATCTTGGGTAAAACGAGTCACTGTGATGCTTAGTGGCGTAAGCACCAATGGTGGATCAAATTTGTTAATTCAAATTGGTAGTGGCTCTGTTGACACAACAGGATATTTATCCACTTGCTTTGACTCTGTATCCTCAAGTTCAACTGCTGGATTTTTAATCTCTGCATCTACTGCTGCTGGGAATACAAGAAGTGGACATTTATTTCTTTGTTCGCTTGGAAGCAATATATTCACTTCATCTGGAGTAATTGGAAGAACTGACTCATCAACTGGTGGGTATCACTCTGGGAATAAAACGCTTTCAGGAACATTGGATCGTGTTCGTATAACTACAGCCAATGGTACAGATACCTTTGATGCTGGAACCATCAACATTTTGTACGAGTAAACATGATTCTTCATCACTTCACTGATGGTGTATATGCAAAGGAAACGCACATAGGTGCGGGTCAAATGCTGTTGCAACATAAACACAACTATTCCCATTTTGGTATTCTTGCCAAGGGTAAGGTTGTGGTTGTTCAAGAGGGTGATATTCAGATTTTTGAAGCACCTGCTTGTGTTGAGATAAAGGCTGGTGAGAATCATGGCGTTAAGGCCATCAGCGATGTAGTTTGGTATTGTGTTCATGCCACTGACGAGAAAGACCCGTCTAAAGTGGACTCTATTTTGATTGAAGGAGAATAATATGTCTTGGATAGCACCAGCAGTAATGGCGGGAGGAAGTTTACTTGGCGGCATTATGGGTGGCAATTCCGCCCGTGATGCGGCAAATGCCTCTGCACAAGCACAACTTGAGGCGGCACGAATTGCTGCTGAAGCGGCAAAGTTTCGCCCAGTTGGAGTAACCACTCGATTTGGAGCATCTCAGTTTGGATTTGATCCATCTGGCAATCTATCAAGTGCCCAATACACAATCTCACCAGAACTCAAAGCCTATCAAGATAGGTTGATGGCAATGGGTGGCGGTGCACTGTCTCAGGCAGAGATGGCACAACAGCAATATGCTCCACTTCAAGGTGCTGCACAAGGCTTGTTTGGGTTAGGTCAGCAATATCTTGCTCAATCTCCTGAACAGGTTGCTCAACAGTACATGGCTAGTCAGCAGGACTTGCTTGCTCCAGGCCGTGAGCGTCAAATGGCTCAATTACAAAACACTTTGTTCCAGCAAGGACGAGGTGGCTTGTCTGTTGGTGCTACTGGTATGCGTCCAGGTGGTGGTGCTGGCTTGGGTGCGGCATCTCCTGAGATGGAGGCATACTACAACGCATTGGCTCAACAAGATGCGGCATTGGCTGCTGGCGCACAGGCTGAAGGACAGAGGCAGGTTGCATTCGGTGCTGGATTATTTGGCACTGGTGCTAACTTGATGGGTCAGTATCAGCAAGGTCAAGTTGGCGCACTGGCTCCATTCCAGGCATATTTGAGTGGTACGCAAGGCATTGAAGGCTTGGGTCAATCAGCTTTGGAAATGGGATCGGCTTTGGGTGGAAGAGCCGCCGCTGCTGGTGCAAATGCTGGTTCTTTCTTGCAAAGAGGAGGTCAAGGTGCGGCACTGACTACTCAAGGCGGTCAATTCGATCCCTTTGCTTATGCCTTGCAAGGTCTTGGTCAGAATCAACAATTTGGTCAAGGGTTGGCAAATTGGATGGCAGGTGGCCCAGGTCAATATGAACGGCGAGCAGGTGTTAGTTTTGCGCAACCTAATGTTTACGGCTAAGGAATAATCATGGCAACAGATATTGTTCAGGGCTTGTTTGGCATGACCCCAGAGTCGTACCAGCAACAAAGAGATGCTGCGGCATTGCAACGGGCGGCTGTATTTGGGCAAATGGATCCAATGCAAGCGGCTCGTACATCTATCTACTATGGCGCTAACCAACTTGGCAATGTCGTAGGTGGAATGCTTGGCGCTGAAGACCCTCAGATGCGTCTGATTAGCCAGCGCAATGCCTTGGCAAAGCAGATTGACATGAATGACCCTGAGTCCATCATGCGAGGCGCACAGATAGCGGCACAGTCTGGTGACACAGCGGCAGCTACTGCCTTGGCTAACTATGCTCGTCAAGCGGCTGTTGATTTGTCTACGATTCAACAGAAAACTGCGGAGAAGATGACCACTGAACAACGCAATGCTTTGGCTTTTGCATCATCTGTTGGTCGCCCTGGCTCTCCTGAATTCAATAGAGCATATCAAGATAAATTGACTGAATTGACAAGCAAAGTAGATGCAACATCTCCAGAGATGAAAAACGCTGCGGCAATTGCTAGCGCTGAGTTTCCTGTTGGATCACCTCAATATACTGAAAAATATAGGTCAGAGTTACTGCGATTAACCACAAAAGAGCCAAAAGTTGGGAATGTAAAAGAAGTTGGCGTTGCAATGGGAAGCAGAGAGCCTGTTTACCTTGATGTAAATAATGACCAACAATACATTTACCAAAAAGGAGCAGATGGCAAACAGATGCGTGTTCCTTATTTTGGTGGTGTTGACAGAACAACGGCAACTACAAAAGTTCAAGTAGATGCTGGAGAAAATGAATTCATTAAAGAACTTGGCAAACTTGATGCAAAAGCCGTTGCAAGTTCAATGGAAACAAAAAATTCAGCTATTTCCGCTTTGAATTCATTAAACAGATTGAATCAACTTGACCAAAGTGCGTTAATTAGCGGTTCTTTTGCAAGTGGAAGAGTAGGAGCAACAAACTTGCTTAATACACTTGGTCTTACAAGTGCTAAAGATCAAGATGTGCTTGCAAAGTCTGAAAATTATCAAAAGACTGCTGGCGATGTAATTCTTGCTACTCTTGGTGGAAGGCTTGGATCAGGATTTTCAAATGCAGATCGTGAATTTATCCAAAGTCTTGTTCCTCAACTAGAGAACAGCCCACAAGCCCGTAAACAACTTATTGAGTTTATGGTTAAAAAGAATCAAGGAATTGTTAATGAAACAACAAGATTGGAAACCTATGCAAGAGAAAATAAAGGGCTTAAAGGATATGTCCCAACAATTCCAATTGTTAATTTAGGCGCAAATGCTCCAAAGCCCTTGTCAGAATTAAGCAATGAAGAATTGATGAATCAATTTAACAAATTGAAAGCCAAAAAACCATGAGCAGTCTACAAGATGTTGAAGCAGAAATGCAACGCAGAGGATTGACAACCTCTAGTCAATCTGTTTTTGATCCAGAAGAAGGTGGAGTTTCTGAGTTTAAAAAGTTTGGCGAATCTTTGCTTAAAGGTTCGGCTAAAGGCATTGTCAGTCTTGTTGGTGGATGGGGGAACCTGTATGACTACCTAAAAGGTAGCAAAGACCCAAATGCTTTTTCTAGCGCAGGAATTGCAAATGCCGTAAAAAATCTTACTGGCGTTAACATTCAATCAATTCAAGGCTATCGTGGTGCTTATGAGTTTGGAGAAGCTGGCGCTCCTGCTGCGGCATTAACTGCTGTTGGTGTGCCAGGATTGTTTGGCAGAGGAGCCAAGGGAACTCTTGGGGAATTTGGCACTGCTGGAACAACTGGAGTTCTTGCACAACAAGTTGCACCAGATAGTCCAACGGCTCAATTGGCCTTGCAAATGTCTCCTTATGTTGCCAAAGGTGGACTTACTGTTGCTGGTCAGCAAATGACAAAGCCAGCAGGCCTTTTCCCGCAAACAGCAGAAACAAGCGAGTTAACAAGAGTTGGAAGACTTACTCCTGGTGAACTTGGTTTAAGCAGAGAGCAATTGGCAACAGAAGCAAGAATTTCTGCTGAACCATCAACAGGCGCATTGCCATCTGAGTTCAAGAAGGCACAGGCTTATGATGTTGAGTCTTTTTTAACAAACTTGTTTAACAAAGCAAGCGACAAAACACTTAGCCCACCAGATGCTGTTCAAGCAGTTGTTTCTTCCTTTAACAACTATGGCAAATCGCTTTCTTCAAGATTGAGAAGTGATGCTGCAAAAGACTTCAGTGCCGCAAAAAGTGCTGGTGGATTGATTGATACAACGCCAGTTGTTTCAGTTATTCAATCTAAGTTGGGAGAAATACCAGTAGAAGTAAAAGCACTCGACCCAGTTAGAAATGCTTTACAAAAAATTATTGATGAGTATGCAATTCCAGCAACTCCATCAGTTACAACCCCATCGACAATTCTTGGGCCAACTGGCGCTCCAGCATCTGTAACAGTTACTCCTGCCATTCCTGCATCAAATTTAAAAATAAACATTGATCGATTGCAGAAAAATTTGTCTGCATGGGGTGAAGCGGCATATTCTGGAAAAGCAGATTTTGGCAAAGGAAACATCTTTGAGGGTGTTGCCCCTGGTCAAGCAAAAGGAATTGCAATATCAGTGTTAAACGGATTTAAAAATTCCCTTGATGAAGCAATTGATGCTGGAGTTCCTGGCGCAGATAAACTTGTTGATGCCCGTGATAAGTTTAGACAAAACATCCAAAAAATTGAGCAGTTTTCTGATAGACCATTGACAAAATCATTTGATGTTCAAAATGTTACTGACTTGGTTCCAGAGGCTGAACTTGCCAAGCTAAAAAAGATGCCTCCATCTCAGCAACAATTTCTTGTTGAAGTGATGCAAAACAGTCCCAATTCTCAAGTGAATGAAGTTTTAAACACAATTCGCAGGATGAATTTTGATGATGTTTTGTCTGTTGCACAAGCCAAAGGTGGGGCGATAAATGATCCAACATTTAATATAAACATTGCACTCAAAGAACTTGACAAAAAAAGCAGTGATTTTGCCAATCTATTTCCAAATGCAAAAGATGCTACTGATGCAAGACTTGCAATGAATTGGATGCGTAGAACACTTCAATCTGAATCTGCGGCTGGAGCACCTGGGATTGCTGCTGGCGATGCTTATGGCATTACTGGCGCTTTAGGTGGAAGTGCAAGAACAAGGCTCCAAGCAAGAGAAATCATCCCGTTAATTCGGGACATTATTGCAAGCCCAAAGGCATTTGCTGATGTTATCTATAACCCAGATTACAGAAAAGCAATGCTTGATTTGTCAAAGCCAAAAACAACCTTGGATAAGGCTATTGGGGCAACACAAACTCTTGCAAAAGCCTTGGCTGTTGGTGGCGTTCGTGCTGGCCCAATGCTTGAGACTGTTGGCCCAGAAATGCCTTCTACGGAACAAGAAACAGCACCTATCCCATCTCTCATGGAATACGAGGCTGAAATGAAAGCCCGTGGGCTAATGTAAGGGGCGCAAGATTGACCCTCTTACCCTTCTGGCAATGGCAAATGGCTGTGTCGCAGCTATTCGCAAAGGCTGTGAACTCTATAAAGAGGTCAAGGGAACTGTTGCCGCAGCCCAAAAGACTGTTAAAG